TTACCTCTTGTATATCTTTAAGATTTATAATATTTGATTTAAGGCATACATCATAACAGTATTTAAGTAGGTTAAAACCATTAGAGTTATTACCAGCACCGAATACATGCATATCTGATACCCATATTCTACGTGAGGGCATAGTAGCTAACCAATCTAATGCTGGTCCGTCTACTACGTTACCCATACCACTATGTGTATCTAGATAATTTTCTGTCACACGCCTACCATTTCTAGCAATAACACGTAAGTGACCATGACTAGACCAACCATTGTACATAGCAATAGTTACTGCAGGTAATATTTCCATAATATCTAAGATATCTTGACCATTAAACTGCATAGAACCTGATGCATCAATAAGTATTGTGCCACCAAGAGTACGCTGTTTCTGTTTGAATATCTTTTTATCTATACAGTATCTATTAATATACTTAGGATTGTAACCAAAGTCAGCTGGTCTGTATGCTCTAGAACCTTTAAGTCTACCTTGTAAGTTGACTGTCAATGGTGGTTCATGTATCTTCATACTACCCCAATGTCCTACATGAGTTGTACTACTGTATCTCATTTCATCAATAAGACTACGTTTCATACGTTTTTCTAATGCAGTAGTATCTAACTCACCAGACTCAGACTCTTTTTCTGTCTCTGAATCTTCAGATGACTCATCGCTTTCACCTTCACCAGAGCCTGGTTGTTCTGTAACCTCATCACGTTCTGGTTTATCCATAAAAGTTTCAAGTACTTTTGATAACAGCTCTGCTGTTTTTTGTACCTTACGATATGTAATTGTTTGACCATGATTATGATTAGTAATCTTACCTATAAAATTAGCAATAACATCTAGTGCAAATCTTATCTCTGTTCTTCTTAGTTGAGTAAGACTTTCATCTTGTGAAGCATTAACTAAAGTTTGATAAACAAACTTGTATTGTTCACTACCTTCATACTTAGAATAAGTATTATCTGATTCTTGTGTACTGTATGATTGTATACCATAAAGTATTATGTCTGCTATAGATGATTCGTATATAAGTTTCTGTAACTCTACAGATACTACCATCTCACATTCTAACCACTCATCAACATGCAACAATGCTCTGCCTAATAAGTAATTAATACGTACACTTTCTAATACTTTAAGTGCGTCACTCCTAGTACCTCGCAACAGTTTACCTGCTGTTTTCGGTGACCATTTTGTGTGACCTAGCTCATGTCTACGTATCATTCTACTATGATTGACACCACAAACATTACATTCCCTATCCATAGGTACATACATCTGTCTATTTAGATTGTCTGTCCTTGGTTCAGGTTGAATATCTGTTGTCTCTAGTACATGCCACTCCTCATTGGTTACTATCTGAGGATATGGATATGCCTTAGACATTAGATGCACTTAGTGTTATAGCGTCTACTAATTCTTCTGCTTTGTCACCGAACACTAGCTTACCTGCAGTCTGTACAGTGAAACCTTTCTCTTGTAATGCAAAGAACTCTGTCCATGCACGTACTGAGATGCGTTCTTCTGGGTCGTCTATCAAAGTAGTATCACGAATAACATCTTGCCATTCGTCTGGGAACTGTGCCATAGCTTTAGGGTGTACAGTATCTACATGTATCTTGACTGGGAACCTATCCTTCAGTGCAAGAGGTAATGATTCAGGTGGACTGTTCGTAGTAGCTACGACTTGAAAGCCTTCAGCTGGACGTACTGTCTCCTTAGTATCATTGTTAAGTGTTAACATTGCTATGTCTTGGTCATCTAATATTGCATGCAAAAACGTCATAGCATCTGGTGAAGCGTGGTCTATCTCGTTGATAACCAACCTACCACCATTACGCCATGCTTGTATAGCAATACCATCATGCCATTCGAAACCACCGTCTGCACTTGGCTTGTAAAAACCTTCCAAGTTTGCAGAGGCTGTGTCCTCTGTCATAGTTATTTGGTACACGTTAGGGTTACCATCCATGTCCATAGGTGTGCTTACTTTTACTGCACTATATGTCTTACCAGTACCTGGAGGACCGTGTAATAACACACGCCTTGACTTACCTAGTACCGAACTTACCATCTTCCAACAATCATTTTCCATTGTTTATCCTTTCTATATTATTTCTTCTTCATTAGGTAACCATTTACAATAAATGTCTATGGTACCTGTATTATTTTTCCTTTGTTCTATCTCGAACTTACCACGTATAGCAAGGTGAGATATATTACGTTGAGTCATTGACTCTATATTTGCTTTGACACCGCTTATCCAACTGTTTGCAGTACCTATTATGTACCACATATCTGGTGTTGATAAAAGTATTTTTACTTTATCATCTGTTAATAGACTAGGTTGTTTACCTTTTCTATTCACATACCTTTCAGGTGGAGTAGCTGGTCTCATATCTTTAGGCATCATCTGCTATCTCCTTTAAGAAATCTTCTGCGCTTACGCCAATAGATTCCTGTAGCTTGGCTATGTTTACTTGTGTCAAGTCAAAGAGTTTCTCTTCGTCTTCTGTTAGGTGACACTGTATAGACGTTGGCTCTAACGATAACCAATTTCTAAATATTAATTGCTCTGTTGTCTCATCACGTATAGTACTTATCTCATCTAGAGTTAGACTATCTTTACCTTCTGACAATGGGTGACCAGGTATAAAGTCTGTCATATCTTCTGCTCTTATCATCGTTGTTATTTCCATAGCACGTTGTATAGCTTGTAGATTAGACTCTGCTGGTACAATTATATGGTATACAATAGGTTCTTTAGACTCCATAGTTTCCATATGTCTTTTATCATTGTGACTATCGTCTAGAACGTATGCAATAGTAACTGTATATTCTTTCTTATCTCTTTCATCTGCATGAATATGCATTAGTTATTCCTTTCTTTGTCGGTTAGCACGTAAGTAGAACCGACAGAGAAAGCAAGGGCATTAGCTCTCAGCTGTCGGGTTCTACTGCGTTTCACTCGTCTGTGTTAACGAGAGAATTATAAGGGGACATAGTATAAATATCATACTCATGTGCCTCGAATGTTATTGATGAATCACTATCAGCTAGTGATACCATATGGTCTATTTGCGCAATAGCATCGTCAGCACTTGTATCGCTACTGTACGTAAACGAAACTGTGAGTACATTAATATCATACTTCATGTTCTCATCTATGTATGCGTATACTTGTGACATTATTCTTCTTCACCCTCTGGATAATCAGTTATTATTTTAAGAATTTCTGTGTGTCCTGATAATTGATTTTGTAAAAGAACCATTAGTTCTACTAATTCTTTTACTGTATTTTCTAGTGCATCTAATTGACTGTTACTCATCATCTATATCCTTTGCTATATCATAAGCCATTTGATTTAAGTCCATCATCAATGCTTTGCTATCATCGTCACCATCTTCATTGACATGGTCTGTAAAGTCAGCTCTAAATTCGTCATCAGCTAAGACAACAGCCATAAATTTAGCTTGAAATTTAGGGTCATCTTCACCTATGTTATCTACAATAGCTAGTTGTATTCTACCTATCATACCTATCTTTTTTGTTATATCTTCTAGTGCATTAGTAAGTTTTAATAGTGCGTCCTTAGTTACATCGTCCATATTATTCTTCCTCCATAGTATTAATTGCTTTTGTTACTTGATATTTAACAGCCTCTTCGAACATACCAGTGAACCTTTTAACCTCTGGTAGTACACCATTTTTGTTATTGTTCCAAGCATTAAGGTCATTCAATGTCCATTGTATGATACGAATTAACTGTTCATTAGTTAGTTTATCTAACATGTTATTCCTTTCTGTGTGTGTTGTCTGTCGTAGTGTGATAGTCATACGACAGACAAGACAGTTATTATATTAGTTACCGAATGGGCTATCGTCTTCGTCTGGTTCAAAGACATCCTCGACTGCCCATGTTTTGGGTTTGATGTTTAGAAATTCCAAGTCCTTTGTTTGTATCTCAATGGCTTGGGTGTCATGGTATGTACCAACTGCTATGTTGACCATATCCTCTAGTTTTTCGTACTGATATTCTGAAAGTAATTCTTTCATAATATCCATTGCATTTTTTATTTGTACTATATCCATTAGTTATCCTTTCTATCTTATCGTAATCGGTAGTAGCTACTTCCAGGCGTTCCACCCTGGGCTAATTCACTACTACCATTTGGTATTTATTACATAGCTAAGTCATAATCTTATATCCTTTCTTGCTATCATAAACTTTATTCTACCTACATACATAACGTACATAGGTAGTATAAAACCTACTTGGTTTTAATAGGGTGCAGTTTCGAGTTCATCGCTTACAGCGACTTCCTCTACTGCTACATCCTCCGAGGCAGGTGCCTCAGATGCAGAAGCCTCTCGTGACTTCTTAGATGTTGGGCTGGCGTTATGTAAATCCATCAACGCCCATTTGTTGATATGGATTGGGAATGTTTCTTTCACTCCCTTGATATATGTGGTGATGAACGTAACATCTTTCCACTCGGTGATAGGCTCACCTGTTATTCCGCATACCATAGGGTACGCAATTGGTTTTGACATAAGTATATCCTTTCTATTATTGGCTTATGCTTGACATATATTATCTATATACATCAGTTGTCTGTCCGACTTCGCGTTAGTCGGAAGGACAGACAAGTGATATATACTAGCAGTGGTACTGCAAGAATATATAATCCACATTGTGTGTGGCGTCACATTCGTGACAATAGTTTATAGTTTTAGTATCCATAACTTCCTTTCAAGTTAGTTGTACATTTCCTCTATTATATAGTCATCTACATAATCACTATCATTCATAATATCCTTTCATATTAAAAAATTAAATACAGCCCCTGTATTCCGAAAGTTCGGAAGGGGCTGTAATTTAAGTGTTATCTAAAGAGAGATAGTTGCTTAAGCTTATCAATACGTGTGAGTTCACGTGCTGATACATCCCAAGCATTTTCGCCATTAAGATATACTTTTGGCGCACAATCTTTATAGTGTATATTAAGTGGATATGTCTTGCCATTGCTGGCAGGTTTCCAATACGCATCCTTTTTGAATACGATAGGGTATAGACATACACGACATAGTTTCTTATTAGTAAATTTATCCATTGTTATTCCTTTCTTATTAAATAGATAATAGTTAACGTAAGTCTTACGACCTCCGCGAGAGTCGGAGAGTAAGACGTCTTAATTTAGGACGATACATCCAAGATAGCCATAGCGCTGGGCTAGGTTCCTCATGATGTTTATGTTTATATATAGTCCTACGTGTCTGTAGAACTATATGATGTATCTGTAATTCAAGTATCAGCATATACATTCTAAGTTTATTCATTGTACATATTCCTTTCTATTCATAAAGATATATAGGTACAGTAAAGTACTACATATCTCTACAAAATAAATACATATGGTGTCAGACTGTCTGACTTCCGAAAGTCGGAAGGACAGTCTTATACCTATGTAGAATATTTATGTACTGTCTATAAATCTATTACTATATATAACCTATGACTACCAGATGTCAATCTGGATGTTCTACATATAGTACGTAAGGTCTGTAAAATATGCTGGTAATTCTTTAAGAAACCCTGTCTGTATGGGCGTTAGCGGGCATTAGTCTTATTGAAGCTAACTAAACCTTTTTGTAAGTCCTTGGGTACTGCCTTTGTCTTTCTAGTTTACTGTCTTGCCAGTCAGCAGCTTTTTGCATCCCGATTGCACCTTCACCTGTAACAAATTACTTGTGTTTAGTGTTTGTATTTGAGAGTATGTTACCATATAATTAGCACTACGCAAACATCTACAGGAAGATAGTTTTTTATGGTCGAAACATCACACAATGTAATCTGTATAGCAGAGGGTTGTAGGAAGAAATTAACAGGTAAACAGCGTAAATTTCACTCCCCTACCTGCCAAAAGAGACAGTTTGCTAAAGATAAACGACATAATAAGAAAGTTGAAGCAAAACCGATTAATATAGAACGTAAGTCTGATGAGGGCGATTATGCCAGCGTTAGACGAGGTCAGTATTATCGAGCTTTCGTAAGCGAAGGAATAGCTGACCAAGTTGCAACAGGCGATATGACGGTAGCACACGCTGCTTCCCTCCTTGGCTGCACCTCTGCTACTGTCAGTCGCATGCTCGCTGCCTACAAGATTGATACTAAAAACTCTGTAGCTGCCGAAGACTGGGAGTTATCAGCTGACGCTAAAGAAGCATTAGAAAATTTTGCTACCTTCCGACAAAAATACTTCCGAACTGAACTAGGTAAGCAGTATGACACAGCTCCTTTTCATAGTAACTGGATAAATAACATTATAGATAGTATAGAAAACGGTAAAGAGTTACTTATCTTAAGCCCCCCTAGACATGGAAAGACAGAACTGTTAATACATTTTGCTGTGTATCAGATATGCAAAAATCCAAACACACGTATTATGTGGGTAGGTGGAAACGAAGATATAGCTAAAAATGCTCTTAGCGCAGTCCTAGACGTGCTTGACACAAACGAAGAGTTAAGAGATGCATATTGTATGCCAGGAACATCTTTTAAGCCAGATAACCGCTCTGGTAAGAACTGGTCACAGAATCAGTTTACTGTAGGTACTCGTACAGTTGCAGGTATTAAGTCACCGACAATGGTAGCTGTAGGTAAAGGTGGAAAGATTCTATCACGTGACTGTGACATAATTATTGCTGATGACATTGAAGACCACCAAACCACTATGCAACCTGGTGCAAGAGAAAGTACTAGACAATGGTGGACAACAACATTATCAAGTCGTAAAGAGGAACACACAGCTGTAATTGTTATTGGGTCTAGACAACATCCTGATGATTTATATAACCATCTTTTAGAATCAGATAACTTTACAAGCATTGTAGAAACTGCACACAAGTTAGATTGTGCAATACCTGAACACTTAGAAGAAGAACATATTGATTGTATGTTATGGGCAAACAAAAGAACGTTTAAATGGTTAATGTCTAGGTTACACTCTGCTGAATCTACAGGTGGTAGGCAGACATTCGAGATGGTGTACTTTAATCAAGCATATGTAGAAGGTACGCAAATATTTACTATGAATGTAATCGACCAATGTATGCGACCAGACTTAGTACTAGGACAAGTATATAAAAACTTATACTTAGTAGCTGGACTTGACCCTGCATCATCAGGGTATCAAGCATCAGTGCTATGGGGTATAGACCAATACCGTGGTGAGTTATATCTAGTTGACCTAGAAAACAGAAGAGGTGGAGGTATTAGAGCTGCACTAGACCAAATGGCTGATTGGACACATAAGTACGATTGTAGACATTGGATAGTAGAAGAAAATGGTTTCCAAACAGCTATACGACAAGATGATAAAATAAAAGATTTTGTTTTACGAGGTGGTATTACTATGCAGGGGCATGTAACAGGTAAAAATAAACAC